ATTAAGACCACGGTCAGTGTAGACGGCTTGAAAGAACTGGAAGCAGCGTTGAAAGAGTTGGGATCAGAGGTTGCCGGGCAGCGGGGCGGTCTGGTTCGCACCGCACTGATGGGGGCGGCGTTGCCGATTCTCCGTGAGGCGCAGGCCCGCGCACCCGTGGACACAGGCAGGCTCAAGGGCGCCATTAAACGGCAGCGGCACAAAAACCCGAAATACCTGAATGAGATTGTTGGTGTGGGGGTTGATCCGGGCCGTACCCGCGATGACCCGAAGGGCGCGTGGTATGGGTTCATTGTCGAAGCGAACAAGCCGTTTCTGCGCCCCGCGTTTGAGGCAAACCGGGAGAACAGCGTCAAGTTGTTCCGCACCAAGTTAGCGGCAGGGATTGAGAAAGCCGCGAAGAAAATCGGCAACAAGAACGCAGCGGCAGTCGGCGCGAGGATTAAGAAACTGTGAGCATAGAAACCACGCTGTATTCCACGCTTGCGGGTAGTTCAGGCGTAACGGATCTGGTTTCCACGCGGATTTATCCTAACCCCGCACCAGAGGACGCAGCCAAACCACTGATCAGTTATATGGTGGTCGCCGGTTCGCGCATTTCCACCTTGCCGGGTGTGGGTGACGCGGTACGCAAGCGGATTCAGATCAACTGCCACGCTAACACCTACAGCAGTGCAAAGGCCGTTGCTGCTGCGGTGGTTGCTGCCCTTGAGGGTAACGGATACCTAGAGCTTGAATTTGACCTGTACTACGACGCGACCACGCAGACCCACACGGTTGCGGTGGACTGGTCATTTATGACCGCATGAACACAACCCAATAACGAGTTTTCCCAGCCCGCCATTGTGCGGGCTTTTTTGTTGCCGGATTCCACCGGCATTACTCACCAATGCCACATACCGAAACTTAGGAGGTAATCATGGCAGCACTTAAAAGTCAGGGTGTCGGAATCTACTTGTCCGATGACGCATCACCTGAAGTATTCACCGAGGTTCCAGATGTTGTGTCAATCAGCGGGCCGGATGGTTCCGCGTCCGAGATTGACGTAACCGCACTTGACTCCACCGCAAAAGAGTTCCTGATGGGCTTGCCGGACGAAGGCACAGTTTCCCTGGATTTGATCTGGGGTGGCGAAACGTCCAACACCCAGCAGGTTGCTCTGCGTACCGCACGCGCCAACCAGACGCAAAAGAACTTCCAGATCAAACTCACCGACAGCCCGCAGTCAACGTATCAGTTCAATGCATACGTTACCGGCTGGAGTCTGACCGCTGGGGTTGACGATGCCGTTAAAGCAACCGTCACGCTGCGTATCACGGGCGCGGTTTCTGTAGTTTAATCAGTAAGGTATAACGATAATGAGCAAATTCCAGACCCTAGACCAATTCCGGTCTAATTTTGGCAGCACGCCTGTAGAGGTTAAGTTGCCGCAGTTCGCCAAGGACGGCGCTTTTTCTGGCGTAACGGTCTTTTTGAAGCCTTTGACTTCAAGAGAGCGGGACAACTTCGAGGCTTCTGTTGTGGGCGTGAACGGTGAACGTGACCTTCACAACCTGCGGGCGCGTCTTGTCGCCAAGTGTTTGTGCGACGAAAAAGGCAAGCCCATCGGGAGCGAGGATGAAATCGGTGATCTTCGGGCCGACTTCGTTGGTGCTGTATTCGACGAAGTACGCAACCTGAACGGTATGGCCGACGACATCGACGACACGGGAAAAGACTAAGCGCGAATCCCCGACTGAAGTTCCGGTTCATTCAGGCGCTTCAGTTGGGGATGACCGTTGCCCAGCTTTCACGGGAGTTAACGGCAGCGGAGGAAGCGCACTGGTTTGCTCTTTACCGTGCCGATCCGTGGGGTGAACAGCGTGGCGACATGCGTTCTGCCCTGCTTGCACAAATCCTATTCAACACCAACGCGCCGAGGGGCAAGGGTAAGAAACTCCAGGACTTCATGTTGTTCGCAGAACGCAAGGAGAAACCTGGTGATTCACCCAAGCAGATCCGGCGCAACTTTGACGCACTCATAGCCGCTCAACGCAAGAGGAAATAATCTTGGCCTCAATCGCTAAACTTGTCGTCAGCCTGGGCGCAAATGTCGCTGGCTTTGAGACTGATATGCAGCGGGCTTCCCGCAATCAGTCCCGGCGCATGAAGCAAATGAAACGCGATGCGGAAGCGGCTGCGAAAGGCTTGGCTATCGCGTTCACTGCTGCTGCGGGCGCTATGACTGCTGTGGTCAGGAGCGCGACCAAGACGGCGGACGAAATGCAGAAGTTGTCTCTGCGTACCGGGTTAACCACTGAGGCACTCAGCCAGTATAAACACGTTGCGGAATTGTCCGGGTTATCGTTCGAGCAGTTCACCAACGGCATCAAGCGCATGTCGCGTAGTATTTCGGATGCAGAGGTTGGGCTGTCCACACAGAAACGCGCATTTGACCGTCTTGGCTTATCCATTGACGAAATTATGCAGATGCAACCTGACCGTCAGTTTGAGGTTATTGCTCAGGCTATGACGGGGCTGGAATCCGCTACGCTTCGCAGTGCTACCGCGCAGGAAATCTTTGGGCGGTCTGGTGCTGAAATGCTGTCCCTGATGGCGTATGGCGAGGAAGGCATTAAGAGTATGCGGGCCGAGGCTGACCGCTTAGGCGTCACCATCGGTAAGGACTTGGCAGACTCTTCTGCACTGTTCAATGACAACATGACCCGCATGACCGCGTTGGCTAAGGGTGCTGGGCTTCAGTTCACTTCCGGCCTGCTTCCTGGATTAATTGGTGTTCAAGAATACTTCCTAAAGAACGCAGATGCGTCTGATCAATTCTCTAAGGCCGGTGAGTGGCTTGCTGATGTAATCAAACGATTGATTGCTGCGTTCATTGTGCTAAAGGGTATTGCCGAGGCATTGGGGCGCGTTCTTGTGGGGGTGGCGACTGCGATATACAACGCATTTAAGGCCATATTCCTAGCGGTTAAACGCCCATTAGACCAACTCGCTAAGGCGCTGGATCAGTTGGCGAAAGGCAATATCAAGGCTGCGCTGAAGGCGCTTGCTGATGCGCCCAAGTCAATCGCTGATGGTTGGGCAGAGGGGGTCAAGGACATGACCAACTCGATCAACTTCATCGGCACAAGCCTGGAACCGGTCAAGGAGTCCATCGAAGAGGCGTTTGAGTTGCTCAACTCAGGCCCGCGTGAAGTGGAGCGTCCACTGTTTGAGGTTGGTGAGGCAATCGAGCGTGTTGGTGATAAGGCGCAAGATACAGCGGATGATATTGAAGAGATCGTTGTAACCGCAACCCGTCTCCCTGATGTAATCAAGCCCGCCATGCAAAAGGCGGCACAGTCAGTAGATGTTCTTTCTACGGCATTTGACGAGGGGATACGCATCCTTGAGCGGTCCTTCTCTTCCATGTGGGATAGCCTGCTTACGGGTTCAGAGCTAACCTTTGAGGCTATAGAGGATGGCTTCCGCTCACTGCTTGCGAACCTGGTACACCAAGCCAGCACACAAAAGATAGCTATTGGCTTTACCGCAGAGAGGGGCGCACAGGGTTCCTACTTTAGTTCCACTGGGTTCGATTGGGGCCAGTTCGGTACGGATATGCTTCCGGTGGTGGCGTCGATTGTGGGCGCGGCAGTTGGGGGTTACACCGGGAAGGGCATATCAACCGGCGCAGCGATTGGCTCATTGTTCGGCCCGTGGGGTACGGCGATTGGTGCGGTTGCGGGTGGTTTGGTTGGTAATGCCGCAGACCAGGAGGATTTCTGGTCTAAGTATGACGGTTATGCCCTCAAGTATTATGTAGGCGATACCCTTTCGAAAATCATTGACCCGTTTGGGATTACCGGCCCACTGGAACGCGCACTGTTGGGCATTGAGCGTCCCGCTGTTCTACAACTTTCCGGTTTCGACACTTCCGGCCTTTCCGGTTCTGATAATGACAACATTGCCCGCTCAGCCTTTGGTGATATTTTCGTTAGGTCGCGCAGGATTGACGGCGACCA